TGCTTCGGCTTCGGCCTGAAGAAGTACGGCTGATGGCTCTAACTGAGGATCTCACTCAGTTCCTTGCCGATTTCGGCGTCAGCTGCACAGCTGGCGCCGTTACGGCATTGGGCCTTCTGGACATGCCAACGCAGGTGGTGGCCGGCGACATGGTGCTGAGCACCGACTACAGCCTGACGGCGCGCGCTGCTGATTTCGGCGGCCTGCTGTTTGGCGACGGCATCACGGTGGATGGGGTCAACTACCAGGTGCGCGAGGTGCGCAAACTGGACGATGGCGCCATGGTCGAGATCGGCCTGCAGCGCTTGGCGCCGAGCAGCACCGCACCGGGCCAGAACCCGCGGACATTCGGCCTGTCAGATCTGACCGATGTGGAGCTGACCAGTCCCACAGCCGGCGAGGTGCTGAAGTACGACGGCGCGCAATGGGTGGATGGCCAGGACGAAGGCACGGCCTACGTGTTCACGCAGTCATCGCCGGCCGCAACCTGGACGATCAACCACAACCGCGGCGTGGTTCCGTCGGTGGAGGTGTTCGACAGCGGCAGCCAGGAGATTGAAGCCGATGTGTCGCATCCCAGCGTGAACACCACGGTTATCGTGTTTGCAGTCCCCGTCGCTGGCTTCGCGAGGCTGATCTGAGATGCCTAAGAAGATCTTCACAGACTTCGACTTCCAGTCGGTCTCCAAAGTCATCAACCTGCCCAGCCCGTCAGCTACAGGCGACGCGGTGCCGAAGTCCTATGTGGACTCTCTGGTCGAAGGCTTGGCATGGAAGGACGGCTGCCGAGTCGCCACCCAGTCGAACCTGAACCTGGCCAGCCCTGGCGCCACGATCGACGGCATCACGATGGCGTCGGGCGACCGCATCCTGGTGCGGGCTCAATCGACAGCATCAGAAAACGGCATCTACATCTGGAACGGGGCCGCCAGCGCTGCTACGCGCTCGCTGGACGCCAGCACCTTCCCCGAGCTGGAGCAAGCCATCACAACGGTCGAGGAAGGCACCAGCGCCGCCACGACCTACCGGCAGGATCAGATCAACGGCACGATCGGTTCCAGCAACATCAGCTGGGTCACGTTCGGCACCGCAGCACCAGCCGCCAGTGAGACCACTGCTGGCGTTGCTGAGATTGCCACCCAGGCCGAGGTTGACGCTGGCACTGATGACGCCCGCATCGTCACCCCGTTGAAGCTGGCTACCTACAGCGGAAGGATTCGCAAATATGTCGCCAACTTTGGTGATGGCTCTGCCACCAGTTATGTCATCACCCACAACTTCAACACCCGCGACGTACAGGTATCGGTATTCCCCAACTCCGGCACCTACGATGATGTGGTGGTTGACGTGGGTCGCACTAGCGTCAATGAAGTTACGCTGGTATTTGCCACTGCCCCTAGCAGTAATGCTTACCGCGTCGTGGTGGTTGGCTGATGGCTAGGCAATTCCTAACTGACATTGAACTTACAGCGCAGCGTGAGTTGCGGTTTGAGGATGCCGACTCCTCCAATTACGTAGGTTTCAAGTCACCTGCAACGGTCGGCACTAGCTTGGTATGGACACTACCTGCCACTGATGGCACAAGCGGGCAGGTGCTTAGTACCAACGGCTCTGCTGTACTTTCGTGGGCAACTGCTGGCGGCGGCGGATCCGTTGGCGTTGACCCCGTTATCGCTGGGATGATCTTCTGATGGCTGCTCCAAACCTCAAGTCACCTACGACGATCCTGGGACGCACAGCCCGTTATGCCGTCACGGGGAGCTTGGCCGCCGCTCTAACCAACAGCGCCGCCAGCGGTAAGGTGCTGAAGATCAACAGCATCTTCTGCGCCAATGTGGATGGCGTGAATGCCGCTGACATCAGCGTGTCGATCTACGACGGCACCACGGATCGCTACATTGCCAGGACGATTGCAGTGCCTGCTGACGCTACGCAAGTGCTCAGCACTAAAGAAACGTATTTCTACCTAGAGGAAGGCGACAGCATCCGCGCCTTGGCCAGTGCGGCAAGCGACTTGGAACTGGTGATCGGCTACGAGGAGATCAGCTAATGAGACTTGGACTGATTGGCGGAACGGATAGCAAGCGCACCAGCGGGGTGTATCAGCCCGAGGACGTGGTGGCGTTGCAAGATGCCAAAAAGTACGTCTCGCGCTTTGGTTATGACGGCGTTTTCAACGCTTTGACCAGCTCTGGCGCTGAAGAGGGCTTTGATGTTAGCCGTGACGGACGCTATGTCTATGTTGCGGTGCGTGGTACGCGAACTACTGCAACCATCTTTCAGTACGAATGCACAACACCTTGGAATCTTGCAACGATCACCTACTCCAGTAAAAGCCTAGTCGTTGGCGATTATGAACTTAACTGCAATGGCATCGCTATCAGTGATGATGGCACCCGCCTTTATTTCACCGGGTATAATGTAGATACTGTGTGGTCTTGCACATTATCCACGCCTTACGATCTTGCCACTGCCACAGTTGACGTAAAGAAAGTCTACGTCGGCGGGCAAGACACAGTGCCGAGCACGCCATTCTTTGGCGACAGCGGCACCAAGATGTATGTCATGGGTACCAACAATGACACGGTGTATCAGTACACACTAAGCACTGCTTGGGACGTCACCACGGCTACTTACGCCAGCAAAAGTTTCAGTGTCACGACGCAAGATACTACACCGCAAGGCATTTTCTTTAAGAGTGATGGCCTGGCTTTTTACATGGTTGGGCAAACGACCGATACCGTTTATCAATATACTTTAAGCACTGCTTGGGACATTAGCACTGCAAGTTACGCCAGTCTTAGCTTTTCTGTCGCCACGCAGGAAACGTCGCCTCGCGCATTGTTCTTCACGTCAGGCGGCAGCAGGATGTTTGTCATCGGTACAAGTGGCGACGACGTTAATGAATACAATCTAGGTACCTCCTGGGATGTCAGCACAGCATCTTTTGTGCGCGTGTCTGCGACAGTCGGTGAAGCAACTCCTACCGGACTCTGGTTCAAGGAAGATGGCTTTAAAATGTATATCACTGGACAAGGCAACGACACTATTAGAGAGTTTTCGTTGTCATCAGCCTTTAACGTATCCACAATTTCTTTTGTACGCTCACTATCTATTGGATTTGAAGCCAATCCCACAGGTATAACTTTCAAGGACGACGGTACTGAGTTATATGTTTTAGGTCAGACAAATGACACTGTTTACGAAATCCAACTCGGCACTGCATGGGACATCAGCACTGCCAAGGGATTTATTTATGTATTTGCTACAGAAAGTGCTCCTCGCGGTATTCACATCAACAGCGATGGAACCCTGCTATTTCTTGCCGGCACTGCCTCTAACAACATTCGTAAATACACACTTTCTACTGCCTACGAGGTGGGAACTGCCACATTGTCCCAGAGCTTTGCATTGACGGGAGCCCTTGGAGTTCACGTTACTGCGGACGGTCGAACCATGTACGCATCCACTAGCGACACTGCCTTAAATGGAGGAAGACAAGTTAGGCAGATTTCAATGACATCACCTAACGATCTGACAACGGCATCTCTTAATACCACGGAATTGATTGCATTTTATGGTTTGACCGGACCAGTTGGTCTGGTGTGGGGCGTCCGCGTATCGCCTGATAACACTCGTATGTTTGCGCTCACCGACAGTGCGCAGGGCCTATACCAATTCTCTCTGAGGTTTGCGTGATGCTCTACTCCTTCCACGGCAATCGCCCTGCCCCGCTCCCCTTCCGCATCACCTTGCCCAACGGTTTCACCCGCACCGATCCGAGCACCTTCACCGAGGATGAGATCCTCATTGCTGGTTTCACCGGCCCCTATGTTGAACCGCCTTACGACCCTGCCACGCAGCAACTCGATTGGGTGGATGGTGCGCTCGTGGTCGTCGCTAAGCCACCGGCACCGCCTGAGTCTGAGCCACTGGACCTGACCGCAACAGCCAACGGCATCCTCGCCGCTGCTGCGACGGGTGATGCGGAGTCACTGGCGAAGCTGTTGAATGATTTGGTCATGGCAGCAAGACAATGACAACCCGCCGTGAGACCATCCTGGCTGCCGTCCGCACGGCGCTTACCGACACCACCGGCGTCGGCACGCGGATCTACCGCACGCGGGTGGAACCAATCGCGCGTGAGGAGAGCCCGGCGATCGTGGTGGAGCCGATCAGCGACACGGCGCAGCAGAACACCAGCCTGCCAACGCTCGACTGGTCGATGACGGTGCGGGTCAGTGTGATCGTGCGCGGGGCCATCCCGGACCAGCAGGCCGACCCGATCATCGAGAGCCTGCACAGCAAGCTGATGGCCGACCTGACGCTGGGCGGCTACGCGATCGACGTTCAACCCACGAATGTCACCTTCGTCTTTACCGAGGCTGATGGCGCAGCCGGTGAGATCCAGTGCGACTATCGTGTGCTGTATCGGACCTCTGTCACAAATCTCGCGAGCTGATCATGGCTACGATGGTGGACGAATACTGGGGTCAGGGAGGCTCTTACCTCTTGGACCCCAAAACCGGCAAGCGGAAGCTCATCGAGCGGACGGAGCCGGCCAATCCCTCTGAACCCCAACCCGAGGAACTGAGCGATGGCTCTGACACGCAAAAGACTGATCCAGGTTAAAAAGGAAGCCACCTACGGGACGGACAGCACCCCGGCAGGTACCGACGCCCTGCTGGTGCGGAACCTTGAGATCACTCCGATCGAGGCTGATGTGGTCAGCCGTGATTTAATCCGTCCTTACCTTGGCAATAGCCCGCAACTGCTGGCCAATAGCCGGGTGAGCATTACATTCCAGGTGGAGATGGCGGGCTCCGGCACTGCTGGCACTGCCCCCCGTTACGGCGCCATCCTGCAGGCTTGTGCCATGTCGGAGACGATCGTGGCCAGCACCAGCGTCACCTATGCGCCGGTAAGCAGCGCGTTCAGCTCTGCGACGATCTACTTCAACAACGACGGCATTCGCCACATCCTGACCGGCTGCCGCGGGACATTCACGCTAAACGCCGAGGTGGGGCAGATCCCGACCATTGACTTCACGATGGTGGGCATTTACAACGCGCCGACCGATACGGCGTTGCCTTCCACCACCTACAGCGCGCAGGCCAGTCCCTTGATCTTTAAGCAGGGCAACACGTCCGCCTTCCAGTTCTTCAGCTACGCCGGCTGCCTCCAGTCGGTCACTTTTGAGATTGCCAACAGCACTGTCTACCGCGAGCTGGTTGGCTGCACGAAAGAGGTCATGATCACTGATCGTAAACCGGCCGGTACGGTCATGATCGAGGCCCCCACCCTGGCCACCAAGGACTACTTCGGTATCGCCCAGACCGAAACCACCGGCAACCTGACCTTCCTGCACGGCACCACCGCCGGCAACCGCGTCACGCTCACCGCCGGCCAGTGCGATATTTCCAACCCAACCTATGGGGATCAGGATGGCGTACAGATGCTTAGCATCCCGTATGTTGCCGTTCCGACCACGGCCGGCAATGATGAAGTGAGCCTCGCTTTCACCTGATAGGAGCATCCTCCATGGCGTTTGTTCTCAAGCAATCCGACACCTACATCTGGCCAATCACATTCGACGTTCCCGTCGATGGTGGTCGGCACGAACGGCAAACCTTTGACGGTGAGTTCAAGCGCCTTTCGCAGAGCAAGATCGCACCGATGGTGGCTGAGCTGCAGAAGCTCGAGGATCTTGGCGACCTAGATCGGATCACCGAGATCGCGGGCGAGCTGCTGGTTGGCTGGTCTGGCGTGACTGGTGACGACAGCAAAGAGATTCCTTTTAGCCAGAAGGCGCTCGACCAACTGCTCGAGGTGCCGTTCCTCGCGGTGGCGGTGCTCAAGTCCTACATGGACAGCATCAAGGGAGCCAAGAGAAAAAACTGACCGAGGCCGCTGAGCATTGGGCCAGCGGCGGAGTGGTGGACGAAACCGATGCTGACGCTGCTGCTCTGGGGATTGTGATGCCTGAGCCGGAGCCGGAGCACTTCGAGGTATGGGAGGAGAACTGGACGGTCGTTCAAATGTTTCTGCGATGCCAGACGCAGTGGCGCACCACCATGAACGGCGTGCTGGGCCTCGATTATGGGGCAGTGGCGTGGCTCTTTAAGATGTACGCAGTGAAAGACCCGCGCGAACTGCTGGAGGATCTGCAGATCATGGAAGCGGCCGCGATGCTGACCATCAACAACCGGAGCAGTTGACATGGCCATGAACATGGACGCCATGCTCCGCATCAAGGCGGACGTTCAGGGCGAGAACAACATCCGGCGCCTTGGCAACTCCATGCAGGGTCTGCAGGGGCAGGCCAAGAACGCTGCCATGAACTTCAGCAGCCTGAAGGGCGCTGTGATGGGCTTCGGTGCTGCGATTGCCGGCAGCGCCATCGTGGGCGGCCTTACTGCCATCGTGAAAAAATCGATCGATGCAGGCGATGAGCTGTTTAATCTGCAGGCAAAAACTGGTATCGCTGCCAAGGCGCTCATTGGCTTGGGCAATGCCGCCAAGCTGGCAGACGTGGATCAGGGCACCCTTGCCAAGGGTCTCACCAAGCTGAGTGTGAATCTGGTCAAAGCGGCCGAGGGCAACGATGATCTAGCGCGGAAATTCCAAGCGCTTGGCGTGAAGGTCAAAGACTCCAACGGTCAAGTTGTACCAGCCGACAGGGCGCTAAAGCAGATCGCTGATCGCTTTGCTGACATGCCTGACGGCGCGCAGAAGGCGGCCGCAGCCGTTGCACTGTTCGGCAAGTCTGGCGCCGAGCTGATCCCGCTGCTGAATGAAGGCGCAACCAGCATGGAAAAGTTCACCTACAAGGTGGGCGATGATTTCGCGGCGCGCTCTGATTTGTTCAATGACACGATCACCGAATTAGGCATCAAGGCGCAGGGCTTTGGGCTTGAACTGACCGATGCGTTGCTGCCGGCGCTGCAATCAATCCTTGAGGTGTTTGGCGATCTGTTCGACACGGATCAGGATTGGACGGCGCTGTTTAAGGTGATCGAGGGCGTTATCCGCGGCATTGCAGTTGCGATCTACATTGTGGTCAAGGCGGTAGACGTGCTGATCAAGAACGTGGTGGCCGCGGTGCAGGCTGCTGGCCAGGCCTTGTCGGGTGATTTTGGCGCCGCTTGGCAGACCATTACCAGCCGAGTAAGCAGCGGCATTGAGGAGCAGAAAAAAATCCTGGCCGACCTCAACAAACTGGCATTTGGCTCTGCCCCCTCCCCCGGCACCGGCCGGCGGACAAGTGGGCGCTCGATGGGACTCGACACGACTGACGCCGACAGGAAAGCAGATGCAGAAGCCAAGAGGCGAGCCGCTGAGGCCAAGCGTGCTGCAGCTGAACAGGAGCGACTGGAAGATCGCCGTGCCAGCCTGACGCAGCGGGCCATCAGCCTGCAAGAGCAGCTGCAGAACAGCGTTGCCGACGTGGCCGCAGCTTATAAAAGCGTGGGCGCTTCGCCGGTTGATCAGCTGCTTCTCGATCGCAATGGGGCCATCACCGAGAACGAGCGCCAAGTCAAGCAGCTCACCTTGAGCGTGGTGGAACTGGTGCGCGAGATCAACGAAGCAGGTGGTTCGATTGACGCGGAGCCCTACAAGGACCTGATTGACAAGCTGTATGCAGGTAATCTGGCGCTTGCCGATAGGAACTACCAGCAGGGGCTCAAAGATTTGCTGCCCAGTCTGGCCGACTACGACGCCAAGATTGCCGAAGTAACGCGCGGCAAAACTGAGCTGACGGAGCTGGAGAAGCTGAACGCAGAGGTGAACCTGCTTCAGCTGGACATCCTGGCCCAAACCAACCCGGCACTGGCTGAGCATGTGCGGCTCCTCCGCGAGCGTGCCAAGGCATTAGACGATGCAACTAAGAAGCAAAAAACTGACAGCGAATCAATCGGCGCCGGTATTCGCGACCGCTTGCAGGATTATTACAACAGCGTGAAGGATCTTGGTGGCGCCATTGGTGATGCCGTGGTAAGTGGCCTTAAGGGCCTTGAGGATCAGCTGACGGCATTTGTGACCACGGGCAAGGCAAACTTTAAAGAGCTGGCTGCCAGTATCCTTTCAGACCTAGCGCGGATCGCGCTGCGCGCAGCGATCATCGGACCGATCGTGAAGGCGATCGGCGGCCTGTTCCCTGGCTTTAAGTTTGCCACTGGCGGCATCATGACCAGCGACGGCCCCCTGCCGCTCAAGAAGTACGCCCGCGGCGGCATCGCCAACAGCCCTCAACTGGCCATGTTCGGCGAGGGCTCGATGCCCGAGGCCTACGTGCCCCTGCCTGATGGCCGGCGCATCCCCGTGGCGATGAAGGGCGGCGGCGGTGGCAACAGTGTGCAGGTGGACAACATCACCATCAATGTTGAAAACAGCGGCGAGCAGCTGAGTCCAGCGGCTCAAAAGCAAATCGCCGGCCAGGTTCGCGGTATTGTGTTGGCAACCCTCGTTGACCAGCGCCGTGGTGGAGGCGTCCTGCGATGAGCTACCTCACATTCAACGATATTCCTCTTACCACTGCTAGCACCGTCAAGCGGAACAAGCGTTTTCAACGTGCTGCCTTCGGCGATGGCTACAGCCAGATCATGGCAGATGGCCTTAATGCCGAAAAGGAAGTCTGGAGCTGCCGCACCGACATCCTAGAAAGCACGGATGCTTTCACCATCGAAGCCTTGCTAAAGCGCAGCGCCGATACCCCTATAAGCTGGAGCCCACCTGATACCAGTAAATCGTTTGTGGCGCAGTTTAGCGCGGGAACCCTGATTTTGGGTTACACAAACATAAGCAGCTTGGTACTAACAGGTTACACACGTCCTGCAAACTACACCGCTAACCTCGTAAGCGGCGTGCTTACCAGTGTGACCATCGCTAACAGCGTACCAATCACCATCGCGCTCACCGAAAGTCCTAAGAACTACTTACTGCGTGACGGCTGGCAACTCTCTTATGTAAGCTGCAACCGCTACGAACTAGCTTACGAGCTGGAGCGCATCTACGTATGACGCAACAGCCACCTAATGCCGAAACGATTAAATCCCGTCTAGCAACGGTAGTAGACCTCTACACCCTAGACATCACGGTATTACTTCCACCCGGCAGCACCGACCAAGCCATTTACCGCTTCTGCAACTGGAGCCAAGTCAACGGCTCGGATATCGCCTACCAAGGTGATACCTACACCGCGCTACCGCTTGAAGCGTCGGGCTTCGAGCGCAACACCAGCGGTCAGCTGGCTCGCCCCAGCATCACTTTTGCCAACATCGGCCTCGCCATTACCGGCCTCGCCAACACCTACGACGACCTCGTTGGTGCAACCGTCAGCCGCATCCGTACACTCACCACCTACCTCGACGGCCAACCCGGCGCAGACCCTGATGCCTACTGGGGCCCAGACGAGTGGATCATCGAGCAAAAAAGCGGCGAGAACAAACTGGCGGTCACGTTCCAGCTCGCCGTTGCCTTCGACCTAGAAGGCCGCAGCCTGCCGGCCCGCCGAATGCTGCGCGAACAATGCCAGTGGACTTACCGCAGCAACATCGGCTGCCACTACAGCGGCTCCAACTACTGGGACGTCAACGACAACTCCGTCGCATCGCTCAGTAACGACGTATGCGGCAAGCGACTGGAGAGCTGCAAACTGCGCTTTGGCGCTGGTAGCCGCCTACCGTTCGGGGGATTCCCCGGCCTCGTTGATAAGTCAGGTTGATGCTTTCCACTTACAGCAACCCGCTTACGCAGCAGCAGATCGCCGCCATCCGCGCCGCTGCCGAGGCCGCCTTCCCCATTGAGGCGTGCGGATTTGTCCTGCGTACCGGCGAAGTCATCACCTGCAGCAACACCGCCACCCTGCCGGACACCTTCACCATCTCAGCCACCGAGACAGCGCAATACCTTGACGACGCCCTGTGCAGCTGGCACTCCCACATCCAGTTTCCGCGCCTATCCGAGGCCGATATCCGCGCATCCAAAGCACTCAACCTGCCCTACGCGGTCTGGGATTGCTCCAGCGCGCTGATGTTTTGGCTGGATCCGTCGCAAGATGCCGGCCTAATCGGCCGACCTTGGGCCTACGGCGTCCATGACTGCTACAGCGCCGTCCGCGACTGGTACTGGCAGCAGCACGCCTACGCCATGAACGACTACCCCCGCCAATACGAAGGCGAGTGGAACGACCGGGGCTTCACGCACTTCGAGGACAACTTCGCCGCAGAGGGTTTCACCAAACTGCCGCCTACCGCAGTGCTTCAACGCGGTGACGTCCTGCTGATGCGTATCCGCAACGATGTTTGCTGCAACCACGTCGCCGTACTGGAAGATCCGGCCGCCAACCAGCTGTACCAGCACTTGGTCGGCCGCCTATCCGGTCTTAGCACTTACAGCCCCTACTTCAGGGAGCAGACCTATGCTGTCCTGAGGAGGTCTGCGTGATGGTAACGGTCCGTTTGCTGGGTGAAGCAGGGCGCCGTTTTGGCCGCGTATTCCGCCTTGCTGTTGGCAGCGCCGCCGAAGCCATCCGCGCTCTGTGCGTCCAACTGCCCGAACTGCGCCTGTTCTTGGTCAACAGCGCCGAAAACGGCATCGCCTGGCGCGTCGTCACCGAAGACCCGATGGGCCTCTCCGAAGACGAACTCGACTGGCCCTGCAGCAAGCGCGTGGTATTGGCACCTCAGCCAGTGGGGCGTGGCGGCGTAGGTAGGATCATCGCCGGGGTTGTACTAATCGCCGCCGCTGTATTTCTCGGCCCAGCCGGAGCAATCATCGGTGGTATCGGAAGCGGATTCTTTGGGGCGACCGTGGCTACTGCAGTCGGCAGTATCGGCCTCAGCTTGGTATTTGGCGGCGTTGCCCAGCTGCTCACCCCTACACCGAATATGCCTGGGGCAAATTACGGCTCCACCACGCAAGCCGACCGTTCCGATCAACTCAAAAGCGCCCTATTCGATAAATCCAACGCCAATACCGCCCAAGGTGACGTGGTGCCGGTGCTTTACGGCGAACGACTGATCGGCTCTTTGGCCGTGCTTAGCTTTGGCGTCGAAATTCAGAACAGCATCTGATGGACAATATTCGCGTTGAAGGTGCTGGCGGTGGTGGGGGGCAGACCGTAGTCCAGCAGACAATTATTGCACCAACGCGCACCCCAACGGAGGAAAGCAACAACCTCTTTTCGACAGCCTTCGCCAAAACCGTCTACGCCATTTCCGAAGGCGAGATCGAAGGTTTCCCCAATGGCATCGAAAAGGATACCTACCTAGATTCCACGCCGATTAAAAACACGGATGGAACTGCAAACTTCACCGGTTACACACTCGATTACCGCGCCGGCACAGACGAAACCCAAACACCCCTAACCGGTTTTTCAACAGTAGAAACTGCGGTCGGAGTTAGTACCGCAGTTACTACCGCTATAGGGCCAATTACGCGCACAATTACCGATGCCGACGTGGAACGCTGCCGCGTCGTAATTTCGCACACCGCACTCCAGTCAACCAATCAAAGCAACGGTGACATCACTGGAACTAGCGTCGCCTACCGCATCGCTGTTAGCGCCAACGGCGGCCCCTTCGTAACTGTCACAGAGCCGACTGTAAGCGGCAAAAGCAACAGTGAATTCCAACGCGCATACGAGTTCGATCTTACTGGTACTGCACCGTGGGCCATCCGCGTCACACGCCTAACCGCCGATAGCGGCAGTGCCTATCTACAAAACGGCATCGTCTGGCAGAGCTACACCGAAATCGTCGACGAGAAGTTCGCCTACCCCAACACCGCCCACCTGGGACTCAAGGTTGACGCACGCCAGTTCAACTCCATTCCCGATGTAAGTCTGCGCCTGCGCGGCAAGCGCGTTCAAGTACCGCAGAACTACGACCCAACTACCCGCACTTACAGCGGCCTCTGGAACGGCACGTTCAAAACTGCGTGGACCGACAACCCAGCCTGGATCTTTCGCGACATTGTTCTCAATCCCCGCTTCGGCGTAAGGCGGTATGTCTCGTCAATCGCCATTGACCCCTGGTTCCTTTACACCATTTCGCAGTATTGCGACGAGCAGGTCTACGACGGCCAAGGCAGCACCGAACCCCGCTTCACCTGCAACGTCTACCTCCAAAACGCTGGCGCAGTTTTTGAAGTTCTTAATTCTCTTGCCTCAGTTTTTCGCGGTCTTATTTACTACGCCGACAACAAGCTCTACCTAACGCAGGATCGCCCGCAACCTCCGGTACAACAATTCAGCGAAGCCAACGTAATCCAAGAAGTTGGCGAAGACGGTCAAGTCACCGCACCGTGCTTCAACTACAGCAGCAGCGCCCGCACCGCCCGCAAAACAGTCTGTATTGCCAACTGGGACGACCCGGCGCAGAACTACAGCAGCGTCGTCGAATACCTGCAAGATGACGAGCTACTCCAGCGCCTCGGCTACAACCCCGTCGATCTGCGCCTCTTGGGCGTCACGTCACGCGGCCAAGCCCTTCGCGCAGCAAAGCACACGCTATTTAGCAACCGCTACGAAACCGAAACCGTCAGCTTCCGCATCGCCGCCGAAGGTTTGGCCAGCAGCGTCGGCGAAATCATCCAGATCGCGGACCCCCTCCGCCAAGGCCAACGCCTAGCCGGCCGCCTTGTCGAAGTAGACGGCAACCGCTTGGTACTCGACGCCGTGCTTGCCCTAAACCCAGCAATCTCTTACACGCTGTCACTCGTCATCCCAAACGGCGAAACAGTAACCAACCCCGACGGCAGCACCACAACGCAACCCAAGTTACAGGTGCTCAACATCGTCGACTACACCACGCTCGCTGGTGCATCCGACCTGCGTACCCTCATAGCTCAAAACGACGACACACTTATCACTCAAAGCGGCGACATCATTACCGGCTATGTCGTGGAAGAGGACAACGGCCGCACCGTCGTCACCTGCGATGGCGTTGTCACAACCCAGGCTGGTGCGCTGTGGGTACTGGAGTGGACCTCACTAAACGCAGCCCTTTACCGCATCATCTCTATTGCGGAATCGGACCAGCTCATCTTTGAAGTTCAAGCAATCCAGTACAACGACTCCAAGTACGGCTACGTCGATAACAACTTGCCGATCGCAGTCCCTAAGGACCGCTTTACTCTGCAGAGCCCGCTGGTCGTTACAAACCTGTCGGCCGCACTGATCTACCGCAACAAGCGCGTGCAGATTGAAGCGCAGTGGCGCTCACCGCAACGCGACCTTGCCGACGACACGCTGGTGCGCGGCTACCGCTACCAGTGGCGCAAATCCGACGCAACGCAGTGGAGCGACATCCTCGTCGCCTCAACAACCAACGCCACCATCCCCCTTCCCGAACACGTCTTCACCGCCTCCTACCAATTCCGTGTTGCCACTTTTGACCGCTTGGGGCGCCAAAGCGATTGGGTCGCCGTCACCGTCGCCAACTTTGAAGCACTTCCCGACCTCAGCGACCCGGCGTACAACGCCGTCATCCGCCACCAAAACCAGCCCGACGGCACCCAACTGCTGATCGTCGATGCCGGCAACTGCCCCATCCCAGAACGCGTCACCGGCTATCGGGTCTGGGCATTCCCGACCAATGTCCCAACGGTCATCCCCGGCGTCAAATCCCCCGACGCCACCGGCTGGTACTTCCTAAGCGACATCCCCCTAACGGGCTACTACACCATTGCCTTCCACGCCCCAGGCGAATGGGAACTGCGGGTTGCCTTTACCAGCGCCATCTTCGGCGAAGAACCCAGCAACTACCTCTACGACACGGTGGAGCGTGGCGAAATTGTGCCGCCCACCCCTAACCTGTTCACCGTTGTCGAAAACACCAATAGCGGCCAGAAGCGCTTTAGCTGGCAACTCCCGCTGTCGCTGTACGGCTCTTGGGACCAAGGCGTCGTGTCGGATGTTGTCGGCTACGAGATTCGCTACAAACAAGGCGGCCTCGTCAATAACAGCCCCGCCCAAACCTGGGACGTAGGCATCGAACTGTACTCAGGCGGCGTCAACGCCAAACAGCAGTGGTTTGAGACCGCGCTGTTCGACAGAGATGAGTGGACCGTCATGGTCAAGTCGGTCGATGCAACCCAATGGCGCAGCGACACGCCCGCATACGTCGTCGTCAACATCGGCGGTCCACCAATCAGCAACGCCGTCTACGACGAAACCATTGACAACATCACTTGGCCCGGCACCTTCATCAACGCCCAACTCGTCACACTGTTCAACATAACCACCCAAGCCAGCGACCAACTAATTACCCAAAGCGGTGACGCTTTCGTAGCAACTACCGGCTCCTCCTCATCCTCAACTATCGCAGTACTGGAGCAGATCGACCCCACGCTCGACAGTTATTACCGCTGGAACTTTGACAACAACTTCCTAGAAAGCGCAATCCTGATTAATACCACAGCCTACGCAACGTACCAGCACAGCATCGCCGCCCTTTCTGGTGCCGACACAAACATCTTCCAAGAAAACGACGACGAAGTATTCCAAGAAAACGACGACTCAATTTTCGCCGAACAACGCACCTATACCGCAGGCGCCCTTAGCGGCGAATCCAGTGGCATCTTGCACCCATATGCACCCTACGAAAAACTAATAGAAGACGTCTACCAAGTACAAACACTATTCCGCAGCGTAGACGGTATAGCCCCTGGCGCACTTACTGAAATTAGTTTCGAACTTGATTACCCCGACGTAATTGAAAACAAAGAAGACGTAAGTATCAGCTCCAGTGGCGCTGGAACGGCCATCAACCTCACTAAACCGTTCCGTGCCGTTAAATCTGTGCAAGTCACGCTGCAGGACACCGGTTCAGGTGCGGTCAACGCGATCGTATTGAGCAAGTCGACCAGTTCAGTTACAGTGAAGTGCATCAACAGCAGCGGGACTGCCGTGGCTGGCCTTATTGATCTGACTGTGGTGGGCTACTGATGGCTGGGCTTAGGATCTCACAGCTGCCAGCCGCAACGGCTGTTGCCTCGGCGGACATTTTCCCGTTCAGCTCGATCAGCGGCAGCCAAACCCGTAAGGTCACCGCCGCTGTGCTGGGCCTAGCACTCACGCAACTCGGCCTGAGTGTCGGTTCCACGCAACCACTTGCACCGTACAACGGCCAGCCCTGGGTCGACACCAGCACCAACCCGCCGGTACTCAAAGTCTGGAACGGCGCAACCTGGACAATCCTTAGCTTCCTTCCGGGCGCTTCTATCAGCACCAACCCTGGAGCAACCGCCCCGGCATCCCCGGCACTGGGACTTCTGTGGCAGGACACTGCCCAGACGCCCGACCAACTCAAGATGTGGGACGGCAGCAACTGGGTAAGGGTTGACCCGCAGGGCATTACCCAAGCCGCTGGCGACGTTCGCTATTTGCAAATAGCCACGGCAGCCAGCACCTACCTTGCCCTGAGCGGTGGAACGCTAAGCGGCAACCTCACGTTGCCGGGCGTGCCAACCACCACCAACATGGCCGCCACCAAGGGCTATGTGGACACACAAATCGCCGCAATCCCGGCTGCGACCGATCTAACCCCAGCTGGAACGGTGATCTGGACCGCGCGCACCACCGCTCCCACCGGCTACCTCAAAGCCAATGGCGCCGCCATCAGCCGCACCACCTACGCCACGCTGTTTAGCGCCATCGGCACCACCTACGGCGTAGGCGACGGCAGCACCACTTTCAACCTTCCTGACCTGCGCGGCGAATTTATCCGTGGCTGGGATGATGCTCGCGGCGTTGATCCCGGCCGCAATCTTGGTTCGGCTCAAGCACAGGACTACTTGAGCCACAGTCACCCCATTACCGATCCCGGGCATAGCCACACAGTCATTAGTGATGTAACACAAGGATCCGATGCAAGCAGTTTTTACACTCCAAATGGTGTATCAGCATTTCGTCCAATGCCGACTAGTCTAGTTTCTACAGGAATAACAGCGACCAACAACAACGGCGGCACCGAAACACGCCCTCGAAATATCGCTTTGTTGGGATGTATCAAAACTTAGATACAGCACAGCCCACTAACCCACCGCACTAAGTACAATGGCCAACATCAGGATTACCGATCTCACCGCTTACACCGATGCAGCCAGCACCGACGTGCTGCCCATCGTTGATGTAAGCAACAACGTCACCAAAAAAGTCAGCATCAGCGATCTGCTGAAAGCTGTGCCCCTTGGCTCAGCAGCAGCACCCGCCATCGCCATCGACGGCGACCCCAACACCGGCATCTACAGCCCTGGCGCAGACACGCTGGCCTTCGTCGAAGGCGGCACCGAGGCCATGCGCATCGACAGCTCCGGCAACGTGGGGATTGGGACGAGTAGTCCCGCTTATAGGCTTGATGTCGCTGGATCAATTCGATCAACAGGTGGTGCAAACGCACTTAGACTTGAAAATATAGCCAACAATGGAGTGTACGCACTATTTACTCGTCCAAATCAGGAGTATAGACTTGCGCTAAATATTAATAACAACGGTGAGCGTACTTTTGATATATACGATAACACAAACTTACATTTTGTAGACCAATACGAGCAAGGTGCATCGGGTTATCGTCGGTTTTTTACCAATGGCACAGAACGCGCCCGCATCGACAGCTCCGGCAACGTGGGGATTGGGACTAGTAGCCCCACCACGCTGCTAGATGTAAACGCGAACACCATTCGCGTGCGCACTGCCCGCACACCAGCATCTGCATCTGCTACCGGCGCTACCGGCGAAATCTGCTGGGACGCCAACTACATCTACGTCTGCACGGCGACAAACACATGGAAGCGCACGGCAATCAGCACATGGTGATGTCTACCGCAAGTCAGACGGCACCTTGATGATCGCTTACTAGGCACGCTCACCCCAGCTACAGTTCACCTACCACCACCTGACCCATGACTACCACCACTGAGTACACCTGGGGCATCGCCCAGATGGAGCGCCACACCGCTGACGGCATTGTGTTCACGGTCCATTACACCGTGGCCGCAAACGACGGCACCTACGCCAGCTCTGCCTACGGCTCTATCGGCTTGGAGCAGCCTGAAGGTGACGTCATCCCTTACGCTGACCTCACCCCCGAGATCGTCATCGGCTGGGTGCAGGACAAGCTTGGTGGCGCCGAAAAAGTGAGCGAAATCGAGGCAGCCCTCCAAGCACAACTTGACGAACAACACCAGCCAACCCGCGCATCCGGCCTGCCCTGGAGCGCTAACTGATGGCCGTTAAAGCTAAGGCCGGCGCAGCTCGCGTCGAGCATCAGCCGGGGCCGCCCAAGACCACCCGTCAAGGATTCGGCGACCACAGTAGGCCCCGCCGCCGTGGACGCAAGCCCCTCAGAGGGCAGGGCCGGTAATGGACCGCGACACGCTCGAAAACTGGCGCAAGATCCGCGACCACATGGAGCGTGTGGGACAGACTGAGAACCACTACTACCGACGCGCTCTTGCCATCCTTGCCGGCAGGCCTGATCCCTTCGATCGTTACGATGGGAGCGTGCCCGGACCAGCCGATGGCGGACGAACCTAAAACGGTCGGTGGCGTGTTCGCTGCTTCCCTCCCGGCGGCACTGGGCGCCGGCATGTTCGCCATCGGCGCTTTGCTTATCTCTATGCAGGTGCAATTCGCGCGTGTTGAGGCCACCGTTCAGCAAATGGCCCGCGCCGTCGAAGAACTGAAGAACGACAGCAGGGCCGAGCTAGCTCAGCTTGATCAGCGCGTTCGTGCTCTTGAAATGCGCAAGTAACCTAAGGGCATCGCCATGGACATCATGAGCCCCGAAACCGCCGCGATCATCGCCATCGTCATCGCTGCCGGCAGCGAGATCATTGCACTCAGCCCGCTTAAGTCCAACAGCTGGATCCAGCTACTGCTGCAGGCCGGTCAGATGGTGTTCCCCAAGCGCCGCTGAGCAATGGCCAACGCCGCCCCGATCACACTGGAACAGCTGTTCCGGTTCTACAAAGGGCTGCCGCATCAGGCCGCGGCCATCAGCCAGCTGGAGCAGGACTTGGCCGTCAACGGCTACGCCGCGGCGATGCGCCGTGACCGGGCGTGGTTCAACACCTGGAGCCAGGACGGGAAGCAAGCAGACCTCAGCGCGGCGCTGAGCATGATCCAGCAGTTCGAGGGTTGCCACCTCGACGCTTACCCTGACCCGGCCAGCGGTGGTGATCCGTGGACGATCGGCTACGGGACCACCCGCTACGGCGACGGCCGGCCGGTCAAGCGCGGCGACAGGATCAACGCCGTCGAGGCCGACATGCTGCTGCGGCAGGAGGTGGATCGGATCGCTGACAAGCTGCGCGCCACGGTGCCGCACTGGGGCGAGATGGCAGACCACCAGAAGTGCGCGCTGATCAGCTTCGCCTACAACCTCGGCAGTGGCTTCTACGGCGCCAAGGGCTTCGAGACCATCAGCAAGCGGTTGCGCGAAAAGGACTGGCCTGGCGTGCCTGATGCCCTGCTGCTCTACCGCAACCCCGGCACCAACGTGGAGGCCGGCCTGAAGCGGCGCCGCATCGCTGAGGGCGATCTGTGGGGCCGAGAGCGGCAGACCACCGGACCGATCGAGGCGACGTTCACGCCCGAGTCGCCCTTCAGCTTCAAGATCACGCCGCACATCACCTACGGCGAGTTCGCGCTGAACCAGGAGGCGCGGCGTTTCGATCGGCAAGATCAGTGCGACACCGCGGTGAAGCTGGCGCAGTTCCTTGAGAAGGCGCGCGCACGGTTCGGCGGTAAGCCGATCATCATCACCTCCGGCTACCGGCCCGCAGCCATAAACCGGGCCGTGGGTGGCGCCAGCCAGTCGGAGCACCTCTATGCCGCGCCGGGCGTCGGTGCGGTTGACTTCTTCATCGACGGCATGGACATCAACGCGGTGCAGGACTGGTGCGACAGGCAGTGGCCCTACTCGCTGGGCTACGGCGCACCCAAGGGCTTTGTGCACCTTGGCATCCGTCAGGGCAGCCCTAGGGTGCGTTGGATTTACTGACGACCGCGTGCCTCTCCCCGACTACGAGATCCACCACCTGTGCAAGAAGCACGCGATGGTGCTGCCGTTCGATCCTGAACTGGTGAACCCGGCCAGCATCGACGTGCTGCTGGGCGATCGGATCATGATCGAGGTGGCTGAGAGCCCCGAGCTGCAGATCCATGGCATCAGCGGCCACACGGCCGAGGATCCCTACTGGCTGCAGCCGGGTGAGTTCTGCCTGGCGGAGACCCGCGAGATCTTCAACCTGCCGGATTCGATCGCCGCGCAGTTCGTGCTCAAGTCCAGCCGCGCCCGCGAGGGCCTGGAGCACCTGCTGGCCGGCTACTGCGATCCAGGGTGGCATGGCAGCCGGCTGACGCTGGAGCTGCAGAACGCGCGGCGGATGCACCCGATCGCGCTGTGGCCCGGCATGAAGATCGGGCAGATGGTCTTCCACAAGATGGAGGGCATTCCGGCGCGCAGCTATGCGGTCACCGGCCGCTACAACCAGGACGCGGCCGTAACCGCCAGCAAGGGCTAGCCCACCAGCGCAGACTGCGCCATCGGGTGCTTCAGCTCCGCCATGCGCAGGCGGTGGATCCGGCCAGGCGCCTCTGCAGGGTCATCAAGCGGGACCAGGGTGTAGTCGTCGCACCCGTGCGTCTCGGCGAAATGCTGGGCCGCGATGTGGGTCGGGAATGGCCCGACGTGCCACGGTCCGATGCGGAGGATGTAGGTCATGGGTGGATGGTAGGAGGGCCGCTCAGGCGGCCTGCTTTTCGATGGCTTGGATTGCAGCTTGGATCTCGGCTTGGCCGGGCAGATCGTTGCAGGTGAGGTAGTCGAGGGAAGCGTAGAGGGCGGTAAGGGTTTCGCGCTGGTAGGTGGTGAGCATCGGAGTGGGTGGCTGTCGATGTCCTAACTATACCCCGCCAACAGGGCATCCTGCCCCGGATGCGGGGCACCTTTGCAAGGTGTCACACGGGGCGCACCCGTCGCACCCGCTACCGTTGGCCAAGCCGGGCCGCTCCCATGCGGGCTTACATCGTGGAGATCAGCGCCAAGCTGATCATCCGCTCCGACACCGACCCCGAGGAGCTGCCCGCAGACATCTACAGCCAGATCGCTGAGTTCATCCGCAACGACGACGACCTCCTGGACCTCGAAGTCCACGCCGTTCCCCTGCCAGCCGACCTCAGTGGATCAGCACCACATTGACGAGACCCGCCTGGTCACACGCCGCTCCGCGCGCGATCAGATCCACCTCGCCTGGAACTACGAGTGTGCCTACTGCGGCGATCCGCTCGGCCGCAGCCCGACCCTCGATCATGTCATCCCCAAGGTGCACGGCGGCCTGACCGTGCGCGAGAACCTCGTCAGCTGTTGCCTCATGTGCAACAGCCAGAAGGGCCACAAACCCTGGATCGACTGGTATCGCGCCCAGCCGTTCTGGTCCGCTGTTCGCGAATGGGCAATCGCGCGCTGGGTCGCCGGTGAGGGTTAAGCTGACGGTCCATTGCTTCCAGCATTGGGCGTCCGTTGCAGGCCGGCAGCGGTGAGGTGGGTTAGGCGCGCGAGCCACCATCACCGGCCACCCTTTTCACGGCAGGATCCGCTTGCAGATGCAGAGCACCAAGCCGCAGATCAGCCAGTACATCCCGATCAGGTAGAACGCTTCAGAGAGGGTCATCGCGCTAGTAGGTGGGTCAGGTATAACTCCGCCTGCCACAGGTCCGAGCTGTACCGGCAGTAACCGCTCGCGCAGCTCCTGTAGTACAGCTCGCCGCCACCAGCAGGCTCAAGCGTCTCGATGTAGCCGCCGTCGCGATCGAGCCGGCTGATCACTTCAGGCTCGCTCATGGCTGCTGATCCAGTCCTTCAGCTCGATCACATACTGCCGCAGCCGTTCAGCTTGCAGCAGATGCCAACGGTCGCCTGTCTGAAAGAACAGACTGTTGTGCCGGTCGATCGCCATTACGGCCTGGTGGATCAGCACACACCACGGCTCGCGCGTGGCTGTCACCCATTCGCGCGGCATGGCTGGAACATCTCGCATCGTGGCGCGAACCGGCCGCCGCTGCGCCGGCACTCTGGGATGCCCAGCTCGCAGCAGTTGCACCGCGGATCCCATTGGATGCAGTCCCAGCACATGCGCTGGCTGTCGGCTGGCCGGATGCTGGCCACCGCCTCCTGGTAGATCACCTGCGCACGTTGCAGCGCCTCATAGAGCTTTGAGGTACTGGTGTCGGCCTCAAGCTGGTATTCAGGCTTCGGCCCAAGCACCACACGCGCGTGCCACGTGCGGCTGGAGCGGCTGCACACCAGCAGCAGGCGGCCGGCGTGCAGGCTGATCATTCCTCCTCCCCGTAGGCGGGCTGGTGGTACAACCGCTCAAGCTGCATTGAAAGCGGCTCGACCTCGCCGTTGGTGACGTGCGCCGCCACCGGATCGCGCGGATCGCTGGCGACAAACACCGACGGCCAGGCGTGCTCTTTCACCACTACCAAGCTGGTGCGCGGGCTGCGGCACAGGATCCACAGCGCCAGCCGCTCGATCAGATTCAGCCCTGCGAGGTAGAACATGGCTCCAGTTTGGCGAGAAGTCGGCGGAGATACCACAGCGCTTTGGCGAGTGACTCACCGCCGCCTTTGTGGCGCTCGCGCCAGGTGTACTTGATCACGTTGCCTTTGCAGTAGCCGCGGAACTCCTCAGGCGTCAGAGCAGCCTCGATTGCTTCAATGCACTCGATGCTGCCCTGTTTGTAGTGGTCTGGGTTGATCGGGTCAGTCATCCATCCAGCTCCAGGCTTTGTTGCTTGCAATTCGGCAGGCGTGACGGCTGCTGATGCCGAACCTGATCGCCAGCCGGCCGTAGCTCCAGCCTTCACGACGGAGCCGGCGCAGCTCACGCACCATCTCAGGTGTCAACACTGCCGACTTGTTCTTCGCGCCTTTCTCAAACTGCGGCGGCTGATGGGCGACGATCTTCTTCGCCTCCAACAGCATCGGGTCATCGGCTGGCACGAACTCAGCCAGCCGCTCCACCAGTGCGGCGCAGACTCCCTTGTAGTTCACCGCCAACGCTCCCCGAGCAGCTGCTGGCGGCACACCTCGATTGCCTGCTGCGCCTGCTTCTGCGTCATCACCGAGCCGGTGGCATCCATCGCGGCGCACACCCGATCAAGCAGTTCCGGGTAGTAGGTGTCGCGGAAGTTGGCGGCCATCTCCAGCGCAAACTCCTCCCACAACCCGGTGTAGGTGCAGCAGGTGCGGCCGCTGCGTTGGTAGAGCGCCTCCATCATGTCGGCGCGCTGCTGGTCGATCCTGATGCGGTGGTTCATGGGTCAATCAACTGGCGAAGTTGGAGCAGCTCAGCGCACATCTGCTCCCGGTTGCGGATGCCGACGACACCACGCAACTGGTCGATGCGAACATCAATCAAGCTGCGCAGGCGCTGGCGTTCATCCTGCTGGCCTTGACGGTAGGTGCCGCTGTCGGTGATCAGCGCTTCCAGCTTGGCGCGGATGGGGTCAGTCATGTCCCAACCTCAGCAGCAACGGCAGCAGGCGCACGAAGGCCGCCTTGATGCACAGCTCAACCGCTGCGCCGAGGGCGAGCAGCAGGGCGAGGGCTAGCAGGGCGTCAGGCATCGGCACCCTCCAGCTCGGCGGCGATGGTCATCAAGATGCGTCGTTCGCGTGTGCAGTACACAGCAGCAGCTAGCAGGGCGGCGGCAATGCCTTGGCGAGTTGTTCCGGCTTGGTCAAATGCGGAGCCGGCGGCATCTAACACCGCCTGCGCGGCGGGGGAGAGAGGTTCAGTCATAGATTTGAAAGAAAAACAATTAGTTGTGCGATCAAAAGCATAGTCAAGCCTAGCGGGCCTATAATGACAAAGAAAGTGTAAAACATCAACAGCAACATTGCATCTACAAGTTCCATGCCTCTGATCCAATGGCGCTCGTTGAAGGTGAAAATCAGGCACGAAAAGATGCCAGCGATGATCCAGAGGGCGGTACTGCCAGTCATTCAGGAAGCGCCTCCACGTCAGCACCCGGCCAGCGGTTCTGCGCGTAGCGAATCGCGTGCCGTTTGGTCTCCGCGCGTGTGATCCACGTCAGCGGCCTGGCGCCGGTCGGGTAGACGATCAGCTTGTATTCGCGAGTGCGGCTGCCGGGCTTCGGCCGGCTGATGCCATCGCCCAGCTTCGCTGGTGATGGATCCTCTGCCCAGATGAAGGGCAGCATCGCTCCAGTGATCTCAGGCATGAATGGACGGGTCGGTGACGGTTTCAGGGTTGAGCCATTCGATCTGGTCCCACCACGGCAGCCATTCGCTTGCGGCCTTGTGCTTGGCCTCGGTGAAGCTGTGAGCCGTGATGCACTCGATGATGTTGGCGGACTTGATCTGGAAGTAGAAACGGCGTGGGCGGGTCACTTGCGCACCTCCAGCTGCGTGCCGCTGTGGGTCATGCCAGGCTGGTTGCTGGCATCGAGGCCGATCATCGCGAACACGGCCGCGGCGATCAGAAAGCAGATGGTGTTGTTGATGCGGTTGATCATGATGCGAGCGCCCGGCGGACTCGGTAACGGGTGATGTTGAGGCGGGTGGCGATCTGCAGCTGACTGAGACCAGTGCGGCGCAGGATGCGAACACGGCGATCGTCAGAGGCGGTGAGCCAGTCGATCACTGCGACCACAACCAGCAGCGGCAGGAGCAGCTTCCAGATCACCAGAAGGGTGGTGGTGAGCATGGGTGGAGTGGTGTGGGAGCCCGGAGGCTCAGGCCAGATGCCCTCGGCAGGACTCGATCCAGCGCAGCAGCTCGCCGTGACGACGGCTCAGCTCCAAGTAACGGCCCGGATCCTTGTGAGGCAGGCTGCCGCGCAGCTCCTGAGCGATGTCATGAGCCTCAGCGTTGAACTGAGCGATCAGGGCAATGATCTGATCCTGCATGTTCAGCGCAGCCTCTGGGCTGCCGAGTGGAGGACTGATCGCCTCCGGTCCCCTAAGTATGCACCGCCCACGGGGCACCTGCCGTCCCGCTGTGACAGTTCTTCACACGGCCTCCTTGCCCACCGCCAGGTCCACCGGCACACGCAGCACCGGCACGGACTTCCCCGTCCCGCGTGTCCAGCCGATCACCGCCACGCTCACCGGCAGCTCGACCGTGTACCACGTGTGCCGGCACTTCAGGCACCTCCGCTGACGGGTCACCCTGCCGGCCTCCTTGCCGTTGGTGGTGATCGTCCTGATCTCGCCGCTGGTGCACCGCGGACACTCCATCGGTATAATTCCAAGGTACCCCGCCATTATGGCACCATGCGGTTCGGCGAGTGGATGGCGGTGAAGCTCACCACCGAGCAGCAGTTCACCATCGAAAAACAAGCCCGCGCCCTGGTCGAAAGCAAGGACGCGGGCGTTCTGGCGGCTGCTCTCCTCAAGCAGGCCTGCTACCAGCAGCAGCTGCTGCAGCAGGCCGTCAACGAGATCGCTCGCCTCGAATGCGAGCTGATGAACTCCTAGAACAGATCCACATCCAGCACTTCCCCATCCACCGCCTGGGCCAGGCTCTGCGCGGCGCTCTGCGCGCTCACAGGCGGCACCCAGTCGCGCGGCGGCTGCGCCACGGCGCTCACATACGCCAGGCCCTTGCTGCTGGTCTTCTTCCAGCCGCTGATCGGCACCTGGACTGAGCCGTACTGGTCCGGCGTCTGGCTCATCACGAACGCGCAGAACGCGTCCAGCTCCTCCACCTTCACGTTCATCATTCCGGTGAAGTCCACCTTGCTGTCAGGCTTGGTGCTCTTGAAGATCGACAGGTTCAGCTTGAAGGTCATCGGTTGGGTTGCGAAGGGTTGTTAGGCAGGCCGCGCAGGTTGCGCTGTTCGTAGGCTTCGACCTCCACCACTGGGTAGAGAACTCGGCCGCCGATCTTCACAAACCGCGGGCCACGGTTCTGGCTGCTGCGCCAGTTGTCGAGCGTGCTGAGCGAGACGATGTTCCGCCATCGCGCAGCCAGCTCGCGCGGTGTCAGGTATCCAGACTCAGAAGATCTCGTCATCAGCAGGCTCCTCCACAGGTGTGATCACCACCGGCGGTGGGTTGGCGATCTGTTGGTTCAGAGTTTCCAGGCTCGCCTTCGGCTGCTGAGGCTCGGCAGCGCGCACCGTCACCGGCTCCACGTCCACCACTTCCTCGTCGGTCTGGATGCCAACCAGCAGCTCGGGGATGTATAGCCGGCCCCAGAAGGCCGCGGCCCGGTAACGGATCATCAGCTCGGGCATCGTCTGCCACTTGCTGCCGCTCTTGGTGGCCCAACCTTCCTTCTTCGCCATCGCCATGCTCACGGTCGGTCCTTTCAGATCGTTGCCGGTGGCCAGCTCGGTGGCCACGCAGTAGCAGGCCAGTCCGTCGCCGGTGCCGGACATCTCGTAGCGCAGCGGGCTGAACCGGCCGCAGCCGTTGACCAAGCCGATGATGAACTGGCTGCTCCAGCTGGGGCGGCCGTGGATGATGTGGAGGTTCTGCATCACCTGGAACGGACTCATCCGCATCCGGTGCGAGATCTCCAGCGCCACCAAGCAGTTTGCGAACCCTTGCTGCCCCTGGAACTGCGGTGGAATCAGCGTCGAGCTGGCAAGTGCCTTGGCGATGCGCTGCGCATCCTCGAACGCCTGGATGCCCGAGAACACGCTGCCCTGCGTGGTAGTGAGTGCTGTGGATTGTTCGGTCATGACTTGAGAGCCATCAGGATGAAGAATGAACCGGCGGCCGCCGTGAGCAGCGACGCGTCGGTGATGTGCTGCAGGAAGATCGCGCCGCACCAGGTGGTGATCGCGATCACGATGAGGTTGGCCATCTGATCCATCAGAAGGCCTCAATTTCGGCTGGCGCTGCCGGCACCGAGCCATCCGGCCGCGGCCGCATCCAAGGCGGCAGGTCGAGCACCTCGATCTGGTTCGAATACCCCGGCCATTCGTTCGACTCGCGGCACAGCGCCAGCCGGGCCAAATCACCCTCGGCCGTGATCGCGCCGGTAGCCACCATCTCCACGCTCGCGGCATAGACCGCCACCGCGTGCGGTGGTTTCTTCTCCACGCAGATGAAGATGAACTGCTCGGGCCGGCGGCCGGTGGCGCGTTCGAGTCCGTCGAGATACCAGGCCGCCTGGACGTGATAGCGGAAGTTGGCCACCGACTTGCGGAACCCGACCGGGCTCGCATCCTCGGTGGTCTTCAGGTCCACGATCAGCTGGCCGTCGCGCGTCATCCAATCCGGCCGGCACTTGCACTCGAGACCAGTGGCCTCATCCGTCCACAGGTAGGTCTGCTCGGCCAGGCCGGGACGCTGCAACAGGAACGCCGCAGCAGGGTGCGCATAGATCGCCTGACCCATCCGCATCACCAGATCGGCGTCGGCCTTGCTCAGCACTGTGCGGTTGCTGCTGGCCACAGAGAACGCCTCCCATTCGGCTTTCCCTTGCTTGGTGCGCCGGTCGATGCCTTCAGGGCAGGTGACATAGCGCTGGTCCCAGGTGTCGAGCTCGAGCACGTGGGTGTGCACGGCTGAGCCGATCACCATCACAGGCGTTGCCTCGCGTGGCTGGCGGTTGGGGTCCAGGTACGCCGCCCAGTAATGCAACGGGCTGCGTGCCACCTGGTCGAGGTGGCTCTTTGATACCGCGCTGTGGCGGTGGTAGTCGGCGATCTCCATAGGCAGGCCGCATTGAATGCTCCCAGAACTTACCACGATTTCCCGGCTTCTCATCCCTTCCCCCAGTAGTTCTAAGTATTTCCTGCCCTGCCGGCTATCATCGGGCCGCTCACCTTGGTATTGCTTCCCGGCAGCTCAGGTCAAGTCCCATGAGTCTCACGCTTCGCGACTATCAATCCCGCGCAATACACGATCTGCGCACGGCTTACCGCTCAGGCGCACGCGCGCCGTTGCTGGTGCTGCCCACTGGCGGTGGCAAGACCATCGTGTTCGCCGCCATCACTGCTGGCGCCGTCGAGCGTGGTCGTCGCGTGCTGATCCTCGTCCACCGGCGTGAGCTAATTCGCCAAGCGAGCGCGAAGCTCACCTGGGCCGGCGTCGACCATGGCGTCATCGCCGCCGGCTTCGAGCCGTCGGATCACCCGGTGCAAGTCGCGTCGGTGCAGACACTCGCCCGCCGCCTCAAGCTGCAGACCTGGCAGCCCGATCTCGTCATTGTTGACGAAGCGCACCACGCCGTCGCCGGCACGTGGTCGCAGATCCTCGACCACTGGCCCCATGCAATTCGCCTTGGCGTCACCGCCACCCCGGTGCGCCGTGACGGCTGCGGCCTTGGTGCAATGTTCGATCGCCTTGTGCTCGGTCCCTCGATGCAAGATCTGACTGCACAAGGCTTCCTTACAGGCGCGCGAATTTATGCGCCTCAAATTAGATTCCAAGAGGCGAATCTGCGAGTCCGATCAGGCGATTACGCACCAGAGCAAGCCGCAGCCGAGCTGGACAAGCAATCCATCACCGGCGACTCGATTGAGCATTATCAACGCCTTGGCCGCGGCTGCGGCGCGATCGCCTTCTGCTGCACCACCGCTCACGCTGAGCACGTCGCCGCACAATTCCGCGCCAGCGGCATCACGTCGCAGACCGTACTTGGTACTACTTCCGTTCAGGATCGTGAACTTGCGATCAACAATCTCGCAACTGGCGCATTACAGGTTCTCGTCTCGGTGGACGTGATCAGCGAAGGCACCGACGTGCCATCGGTCGGCTGCGCCATCCTGCTGCGACCCACGCAATCCGAAGGGCTCTACCTGCAGCAGGTCGGCCGCGTGCTGCGCCCCGCACCAGGCAAGGATCACGCGCTGATCTTGGATCACGTCGGCAACGTCCACCGCCATGGCTTCCCGGACGATGTACGGACATGGACGCTGGATGATGCCCGGCGACGCACCGGCAAGGGCGGCCCGCCGGCTCCAGCAGTGCGCACCTGCGAGAGCTGCTTCGCTGCGTTCAAGCCCGCGCCTGTCTGCCCGTGCTGTGGTGCCGAGTGCGCAGCACCAGCTCGAGAGATCAGGCAGACCGACGGCGAGCTGCAGGAGCTGGCGCGCGAGGCAGTGGCCCGTGCCAGGCGCCGTGATCAGGGCCAGGCGCGCACCCTTCAACAGCTGATCCACCTTGGCCAAGCCCGCGGGATGCGCAACCCAGTCGCATGGGCCAAGCACGTCTACTTTGCGCGGCAGCAGCGCGCATGATCGTGGCCAACGCCGAAACCGACCTGCAGCAGCGCATCAGGCTCGCGCTCGGCACCGATCCGCAGACCAGACTGTTCCGCAACCAGTGCGGCGCCTTGCCCGACCCCCGCACCGGCCGGCTGGTCACCTTCGGCCTGGCCCGCGGTTCCGCTGATCTGATCGGCTGGCGCACCATCGTGGTCACCCCCGACATGGTGGGCACCACCCTGGCCGTGTTCACCTCCATCGAGATCAAGACCCCCACGGGCCGCCTCACGCCGCAGCAGCGCAGCTGGCGCGATGCCGTCCACCTCGCCGGTGGCATCGCTGGCGTGGCCCGATCAGTGGGTGACGCTCTGCAAATCGTCACAGCCACCTGCCAACCTCGCTAACCTTCGCCCAACATCTGCAGCGCATGAGCCACATGAATGACTCTCCTCGATCAGCTCGCTGCACTCCCTGACTCCTGGGCTCTCGTCGCCGTCGGTCACGACAAGCGCCCCTACCAACCCGAATGGCAGAAGCACCCCATCAGCCGCGCCGATCTCACAGCTGAGATCCAGGTCGGCCGCGCTGTCGCGATCGGTGTCATCGCCGGCCCGCAGTCCGGTGGCCTCCTGTTCGTCGATCACGACGGCCTCGGAGCTTCCGAGGTGCTCGAACAGCTCGGCGCACCACTGCGCGACCTCCCCAAGTCCTGGGCCGTCACCTCCGGCCGTGACGGGCGCCTCCAGATCATCTACCAGGTGCCCGAACCCTTCTGGACCACCATCAAGACCACCAAGCTGCGATCCTCCATCAAGGGCGAGCAGCTCGAACTCCGCTGGGCTGGCTGCCAGTCCGTCGTCGCAGGCGCGCACCCCATCACAGGCGCCTACCGCTGGCTCAAAGGCCGCGGCCCCGGCAGCCTCCCACTAGCCGAGGCGCCATCGCTGCTGCTTCAGCAGATGCAGCGCCAGCAGCCTGAGCCCGCACCCCTGCTGCGCCTCCCAGATACCGACGCCAGCCGCGCACGGGATTACCTCGCATCCATCCCATCCGCCGAGGCCGACGACTACGACCGCTGGGTTCAGGTCGGCATGGCACTCCACAGCGTCGGGCATGACAGCCTGCTGGCCGACTGGATCGAATGGTCAGCCATCTCCGGCAAGTTCGAGCCCGGTGCCTGCGAAGCCAAGTGGGCCACCTTCAACGGCCACGGCGTCACCCTCGGCACCCTGGCCCACCTCGCCGGCCATCAGAAGGCGTCACGGCCTACCCCAGCCCCGCCCAAGCGCCAGGCCGCGCAGGCGGATCCCACCGTCACCCCGTCGCAGGGAAAGCTCCTCAAGCTCGAGTCCAACGAGCTGCTCCAACTGCTGCGCCAGCAGATGGCCGACCGCCTGCGCTGGAACACCTTCACCCAGGCCATTGAGCTTGACCAGAAGCCGATCGAGCACATCGAGCACTTCTACCTGAAGCTCGCTCAGGATGGCGTCAAGGTCACCAAGGAGCTCGCCGCCGACGCTGTGCACGTCGTCGCCGTCGAGAACCCCTACGACCCCGTGCGCGAATACCTAGAGCACGTCGCAGACAACGTGCCACCCGTGCCGATCGACCACCTCGCCACCGCATACCTGCGGCCCGGCGATCAGCCCGGCAGCCTCTACGACGCGATGCTCAAGGCCACCCTGATCGCTGCCGTCCGTCGCATCTTCGAGCCCGGCTGCAAGCACGACTCCGCCTGCGTCCTGATGGGACCGCAGGGCTGCGGCAAGTCCACCTTCTGGCGCAACCTCGGCGGCCTCTGGTTTTCCGATGCCCTGCGCGACATCGGCTCGAAGGATGACCTGATGGTGCTGCACCGCTCCTGGCTGATGGAGTGGGCCGAGCTCGACCACATCACCGGCCGCAAGCACGCCGGTCAGGTGAAGGCGTTCCTCACGCAGCAGACCGACATGTTCCGCGCGCCCTACCAGCGCACCACCGAGTCGTTCCCGCGGCGATCCATCATCGTCGGCAGCACCAACCGGGACACCGGCTTTCTGGTCGACGACACCGGCAACCGCCGCTTCTGGGTCATCCCCGTGACCACCGCGCCGCACATCCCTGTCGATGGCCTGCTGCTGGAGCGCGATGCCATCTGGTCCGCAGCTGTTGCCGCCTACAAGGCCGGCGAGCCCAACCACCTCGGCGCACAGCACTCCCAGCAGGTGGATCAGGAGAACCAGTCCTACCTGGTGGACAGCCCGTGGAAGGCGGCCATCCAGGAGTGGCTCGGCGCCCCGCGCAATGCCGGCCGACCCATCACCAGCGAGCTGCTGCTGACCGAAGCGATCAGCAAGCCGGTCGAGCGCCAAGGCCGCGCGGACCAGATGCAGGTTGCGTCCATCATGAGAGACCTGGGATACGAAAAGAAGCGCGCATGGTTGGAAGGTCGGAATAAATGGGTGTTTGTCCAACCTCCCGGATGAGGTTGGAAGGCAAAAATCCCTGTTACTTCAAGGGGTCTCCTATCCTCTCTAACCTTCTAACCTTAGTAGTATTCTATAGAATAGGGAGAGGGTGCAGGGAAAAAGGAGCTATAGGGGCAACGTTGGCGTGGTTGGAAGGTTGACAGGAGATCTACTGCCTTTTCGATCGACCACCACCGGCTCGCGCCTTACCCTTGGCGCATGGCCACTCTCACCCTCGACATCAAGTCCGAGCTGCCCAAGGCCATCCGCTGGACGGATGCCATGACCAAGCAGCTGCCGTTCGCCATTAGCCAGGCGCTCAACAGCACCGCCTTTGACACCCGTGCTGCGCTTAACGGTGCAACACGCCAATACTTCGATCGGCCCAACCGTTTTACGCAGACCGCCTTCCTCGCAGGCAAGAGCACCAAGCGCACCCTCGAGGCCACCGTCTACGCCAACGACCAACAGGGCCGCGACCGTGCCCGCTACCTGCGCTTCGGCATCGCTGGTGGTACACGCCCACAGAAGGGCTTTGAGCGCAAGTTCCTTGGCAGCATCGTGGGCACGCGCACCATCCCCGCAGGTGCGCAGCTGCAGCCCACATCGCTGGTCAAGCGTGACGCCTCGGGTGGTGTCAGCCTCGCCACCATCAAGCGCATCCAGAAGGGGCTAAGCGGCAAGGCACGCGGTGGCTTCTTTGTCGGAACGCCACGTGGTGGCGACCGCCCCCCTGGCATCTACCGCCGCAGCCGTGAGCAGCTGTTCCCCTACTTCATCGCTACCGACCAGCGCGCGCGTTATCAGGCTCGCTTTCCCATGGCTGAGATCGGCCAGAAGGTCGTTCAACGTCGCTTTGGGGTCTACTTACGCAGCAGCCTGGAGAAGGCCCTTGCAACGGCACGCTGAGGCTTACGGGTCCCTTCTGCGCCATAGCACGTGGGTAATTCACGCG